TGTCGCCTGCGTAGGTTACGTTTTCTTCGTAGTCGGTGGACGACTCGTACAGCCGTGCCATTGTTAGACTCCGAAGACTGCGGACACCTCGTCCACGGTGAGTCCGAGGGCTTCAAGTTTGGCTACCCCGGAAGCGCGGGCAGCTTCTTTAGCGGCCACAGCATCAGCCTGTTGCTGTTGGACTGCGGGCCACGCGGCATCCAACTCAGCCTGAGTGGGCTTCGTCGTATCGTCATGCCAGACCAGCGTGTCGTAGTCGTTGCCAGAGAGCGACCATTGTGCACCTAGATAGTTCGCTTGCAGGACTGCGATGTAGTCGGTCATGCTGATACCTCAATTGCAAACATTTGACCTGTCGGCAAAGAACTATTGAAGATGGTTATCGTTTCGTCAATAATTGCGCTGAATCTGCCTTTGTAAGTAGTCGCGGATGTAGTTGCTGGACTATCGAACCCAATAATCGTGCTTTGAAAACGCGCCTCGGCAGTCGAACGAACTCCGAGTATGTCGTAATCGGTTCCAGATATCGGATTGTTAGAGGAATCTGTAATAACCAAGCTGTACTCGTTTTTTGTACTTCCACCAGATACTTTGATGCGGCAAGTCCAAACCAAAATAATATTGCTTGACGAACTTGTCGGCGTAATTGTGACACTAATGTCTGCGTCCACCAACGACGTTGAAGTTGTGCTTCGGTTAGTCGTGTCGGTCGCACGAACAACCTGCAAAATCTTGCCGCCCGTCGCACCAGCCTCCAACTGGGCAATCTTGTAATCATGGCTCGACACAACCCCAGACGAATCCGCACCAACCTTCGCCTGCAAAGCCTCAACAGCATCATTCAAATCCGAATGCTGCGTAGCATGAGGCACCGACACAGAATCCATCGCATCCGAAGACGACGGATTCGTAAAGCTGTCTAATGATGCAGGAAAATTAGAGGCCATCAGCCTTCACCTTCCTCATCCTCGACGGGTGGCGGCGCAGTCCAGTTCGTGCCGTCATAGGTCCAGCCGGGACCGCCACCAACACCATCAGGAATGGCAACAACGGCCAGCCCGTCGGCTGGGGTGTAATCAACCTCGCCGTCCCACACGATCACACCGGTCACCAAACCGTCAGCGTCAACTAATGCCCATCTCATGCGAACAACTCCAACACTACAATCCCGTCACCGCCATCTCCGGATGCTCCGTCATCGTGACATCCGCCGCCACCGCCACCGTAAGAGTTAGCGTTGAGACCGTCCTGAGGTGACGCAGACGCACGGCCTCCACGGCCACCGCCACCCCAATGGCTCGAACCGCCATTGCCGCCAGCATCGTCCGCAGTAAGCCCACCACCGTTATGACCGTCCGCACCCAAAATCTGAATATCGCCACCGGACCCGCTTTGGGCCAAACCGCCCGACACGCCTAAAACTTCGGCACCATTTCCACCAGCACCAACCACCCCAGCGAACGACGAATCGGTACCATCCGCGCCGACCGCATTACCGGTACCTGCCGCATTACCGGAACCGCCCGCACCAACCGTCACCGTTTCCGATGCTGACAAACCAGCAATGTCGGTAATGAACTTGATTGAGGTAGAACCGCCAGCACCACCGGAACCGGCGCCAGTCGTGCGAGTTCCTCCGCCACCACCAGCACCAACTACGCTGGCTTTGATGGCTCTCAGCCACGGATACGAAGCCTTCGTGAACGACCCCGACGAAGTGAAATAGACAGTCGAATGATACCGATAACCAGTATTCAACTGATAATCAATACTGGTCGTCACAGCCGACCCATCAACACCAACCTTCGCCTGCAACGCCTCAATAGCATCATTAGCATCAGCATGCTGCTCATCATGCGGAGGCGAATCCAACGTGTCAGTAGCCGACGGGTTGGTAAGCGTGTCGAGCGATGCAGGAAAGTTCGTAGCCATCAGCTCACCGCCGGAGGTTCAGGAAGTACCGGGTTAGCAATGTCAATGGTGTCGGGCAGGTCACGGAGCGCCTGACGATATGCGGCCCACGCCGATGCGTCTACAGGTGCGTCAGCGACCTGCGTCCAATCAGTAGCGGCCAGTTCAGCGTTGCGCCACAGCCGGACCTGCTTCAACTTTTGAGCGTCGGTCGCATCAAGATAAAACGGGTTGTATTGGAACGTTGTCATCTTAGATCGTCCTATAGAAGTATTGCCAAGTGAAAACATCGCCAGTTCCCCAAGTAAATGGGGTTGTTGCGTTCATGAAGCCACCGCCAGCCCATGTTGCACCTGTATAAAACGTGCCAAGATAGATCTGGTTTGGATAAATCCATATCGTTCCGACGTAGTTTGCTACACCACTCTCGTCGTACCGGAGAGTGTTGCTAATGAATACGTCCGACGATGATGTTCCGACTGGATGAGAGATCTGCGGTGACGTTCCCATGACCGACGTTGAGCCGAGGATGACTAGACCTTCGACAAATACGAGGTCGTTGACTTGTGCGTAACGTCCGATTGCGGTCCCGTTGCCAAGTGTGAAGTTTGTGAAGGACGGTGTGTAAGAGGTGTAGGCACCCTGCCCCTCCAACTGGGCAACCTTATAATCCAACGACGTAGTAACAGCCGAAGAATCCGCCCCCACCTTCGCCTGCAACGCCTCAATCGCATCATTCGAGTTCGCATGCTGCGCCGAATGAGAAGGCGAATTCAACGAATCCGAACTAGTCGGATTCGTCAACGAATCAAGCGACGCAGGAAAATTAGTAGCCATCAGCCCTCCATTCTACACGAACACGTCGCACAATGAGCCGCCTCACCAGCCCTCACACCCGACGGCTGAGGCCGAACCCACAACTCCAAATTCTCCAACCGATTATCGTCACGCACCCCATTCACATGATGAACATTCTCAGTCGGCAACAAAGGACGCCCCAAGCTTCGAGCCATCACCAACCGATGCTCCAACACATAACCATTGCTCGCCCTCATAGAAGCCAAAGGATCATCATGCGCAACCCACACCCACACATAACCGCCTGGAGCGGTGTGGCGGCCACCGCGCCAAGAATGGTTTCCCGCACCGGGACGCGAACGCCCCTTAGAACGATAAACCCCATGGAATCTCATAACCGTGGAAACCCTCGACTGCGGCACACCAAACCTTTCCCCAATTTCACGTTGCGACAAATCGCTGTCAGCCAACGCCAAAATCTGTTCCACCTGCTCGCTAGACAGTCCCACACGCGGTCTGCCAACTGGTCGCCTCACCCCACGCCGAGCAGCAACGCGATGAGCCGTCACCCTAGATAAACCGAATTGGTCGCAAATGGCTTTCACGGTGTAATCACCGGAGGCATACATCCCTGCTAGTTGAATTTCTTGATCGTCTGTCAGCTTTCGTGCCATGCCGACACGATAGCATCCAGCGATACATTTCACCTAGTCAATTTGTAGCGTCAAGGAAGTTATTTGGAACGTGTCGCCGGCCACCACAGCAGCCGACGCCGACAAAGCACCAGTCCACAGGCAGTTACCGGCAGACGCCGCATCCCACAACGACCAATGCGTATACGTCTCAGTCGCCGCAACACTCGTCCACTCCGCAGTAGCCGAAGTCGCCATCGAACCACCCGACGCCGCAGCAAACGTCGCAGCCTGACGAGAAGTCTCCGACGCCGCATTCGACGTACCATCCTCACCAGGATCACCCGTATGCAACTGCAAATAGACGTTCGCCACAGCAAACGACCCGTTCCGCAACGTGTCCAGAAGCTGATCTTCCAGATAGTTAGAAATACTCATCGAAAACACCTCAGGGTAGGCGAACTGGTACACGCATTATACACCAGCACGCTACACTCACCCCCACAACGTAAACGCCCCCACAACGCTCACAACGTCTGGGGGCCGGCCAACGCAAGGAGTTGACGTGAAGCAGTGTAGCAAGTGTGGGGAACAGAAACCGCTCGACGAGTTCCCCCGGCAGTTTCGCAACAAAGACGGACGCCACAGCCGGTGCTTGGTATGCCGACGTGCAGAAAACCTAGAGCACTACCACCGGAACAAAACCAAGACGAACCCGGAACGCAACAAGAAGCGGCGCGACACCAAATACGAGCGAGGCTATGCCCTCAAACGCCGATACGGGATCACCCCTGAACAGTACAACGCATTAGCCGCCGAGCAAAACAACTTGTGCGCCATCTGCGGACAACCCGAACGTCAGAGCGATCCACGGTACGGAACACTGCTAGAACTCGCCGTAGACCACTGTCACGAAACCGGACACATCCGAGGTCTACTTTGCTCCGCTTGCAACACCGCCATCGGCAAATTCAACGACGACCCAGAAACGATCAGAGCCGCAATCGCCTACCTAGAACGGCAAAGCCCCCCGGCCCGAAGACCGGAGGGCTGAACCCAAAGCCCGAAGGCTCAGGGGATGCCGCTAGGGGAACTAGATCAGCTGTTGGCGCCGATGGACGAGGACGACTCGATGCGACGCAGCGAGGCCTCCCTGAACCTTCCGTAACCCCCGAGCCAGTACCAGCCCACGGGCTGAAAGCGCTCCAACGTGTCCACGATGGGACCGCGGACGATCTTCGGCACGGGGCCGTTGCCGTCGACGATGGAGTGGGCCTTGGCGAGAGCCTGTCGGCCCATGATGTGCGTGCAGTACACGTCGATGTTACCGGTCGATCCGGAGCCGTCCGAGGCGTCCTCGAACACCTTGGCGCGGGGCGTCTCGATGAATCGGACACCTTCGAAGGCGCCGATCTCACCGTTGTAGATCATGTCGGTGTCGACGTACACGTGCGGGTCACGCCACGCGGCGGCGCCCGTCTCCGACCGGAGGTCGTAGGACACGTCAGGGTGGATGAAGCCCATGTACAGGCCGTTGAAGGTGGGGACGTTCGCGCCACGAAGCTGAGCGGTGACCTTGCGGACATCGTTCGCCTCGATCTCGTCTTCGACGGCAACCGTGGTGCGCGAAGACGGGGTGGAAGCGCCACCGCCGCCGTAGACGACGTTGGTGCCGCCAGCGAGAACGTCGCGGACGAGGCTGTCAATCGAGATGCCGGCGTTGTAGCCGACGACGTTGGCAGCGACGGTGTCCACGTCAAGGAACGAGGTTCCACGCAGCTTGGCGGTGGTGAGGACGGCGTTGCCGTACTCGGCCAGGGTGACGGTCACCTGGCTGTCGCTCATCGCGACGGCGGTGACATCGGAAGCCTCGGTGAGGGCCGAGGTGGCGGCCGCCAGATCGTTGAAGATCGTGAAGGTGACCGACGAACCAGGCATCGCCTGCTGGGTCGGCATCACATCGGCGGCGGCGTCGAACAGAAGCTCCGACCGGAGCGCGAAGTACGCGAGCC